GCTTGGCCAGTCTGGCACCGGCAAATCGGCCAGCCTGCGCAACCTCAACCCGGCTGACACACTGCTGATTCAGGCCGTTAAAAAGCCGCTGCCGTTTCGCGCCAGCACATGGAGCTACTTCAACAAAGACACCAACCACAGCGGAAACATTTTTGTAACGGACCAATCCGCGCAGATCGTAAAGCTGATGAAGGGCACAAAGCGCAGCGTGATCGTGCTAGATGACTTTCAGTACATCCTGGCCAACGAGTTCATGCGCCGCGTTCTGGACAAGGAAACCGGCAATGCCGCGTTTGCCAAGTACAACGAAATTGCCCGCAGCGCGTGGGACATCCTCATGGCAGCAGGCCAACAGGACGACAACAAGCGCATCTACATCCTTGGGCACACGCAAGAGGATGACGCAGGGCGCATCAAGGCCAAGACCATCGGCAAGCTATTGGATGAAAAAATCACCATAGAGGGGCTGCTGACCATCGTACTGCGCACGGCGGTTATCAATGAACAGTACCTGTTCAGCACACAGAACAACGGTAGCGACACCGTGAAAAGCCCCATGGGCCTTTTTGAAGATCCGCACATACCCAACGACCTCAAGGCTGTCGATGACGCCATCTGCAGCTATTACGGCATCACCGCCACCGCCTAACCAACCCGCCCGCGCCTAGCGGGATTTTTTGTCCACAAGCGAACCCAAGAAAGGCCATCGCACCATGTACACCATTGACGCAACAGCCGCCCGCGAGGCGGAAAACTTCTCCAACTTCCTGTCAGAAAGCGGCAAATACAAAGGCAAATTCATCCGCGCCGAAAAGCTGGTCAGCTCCAACAAAGGCACCCACGGCATCGGCTTCACCTTTGAATCTGACAGCAAGCAGACAACGCGCTTCGATATTTGGACGATGAACGCCCAAGGCGAGCACCTAATGGGCTTCAAGACACTGAGCGCCATCATGGCCTGCCTGAAACTCAAGACACTGGCTGTAGGCACCGGCCCTGTGGAGCGCTACGACTATGACACCAAGCAGCGTTACACAGTGCAGGCAGAAATCTTCCCCGACCTGCTGAACAAACCCATCGGGCTTGTGTTAGCCAATACCGAATACGAGAAGATGCGCGACGGCCAAAAGACCGGCGATACAGGCTGGCGATTGGAGCTTGTCGCGCCGTTTGAGGCTGCTACCGAGTTCACCGCTGCAGAAATCATGGATCGCGCCACCCAACCCAAGAAGCTGGCCGCCATCGTTTCAATGCTGGCCGACCGGCCGCTGAAGAACAAGCCAGCGCCGCGCCAAAACTCCCATAGCTACGAAGCTGCACCACCTGCTGGACACCCGGCAAACGGTGGATTCTTTTCGCCAGACGAAGATATTCCTTTCTGATTGCCACTAAACCTGCGCCCGCTTCGGCGGGTATGGAGCACACACCATGAGCATCACACTGTTTGACGCAGCGCAGCAAGTGCGCGACAGCCTGGGCAAGATTGATCCAGACACCGGCGAGCTGATCGAAACCTACTTAGAAAGCAGAGAGCTTTTTGAGAAAAAGGCCGTGGCCTGCGTGGCCTACGCAAAGGACGAAGAAAGCGCCATCAAGGCAGCCGAGGGCTTGCTCAAGCAAATGCAGGACAAAGTACGCGCCAGAAAAGAGCGCTTGGAGCGATTCAAGGGCTACATGGCCGACTGCATGCGCTCTACCGGGATAACCAGCGTGGAGCACGAGGCGGGGATTTTTGGCGCAAAACTCTACATTGATCGGGACGAATCCCTTGTGATTGAGGATGGAGCCACGTTCCCCCTTGAGCTATGCAACGCACCCAAGCCGCCAGAGCCAAGCAAGACAAAAATAAAAGCTGCTATCAAGGCTGGGCAGCCTATCAATGGCGCATACATCGTGCGCAAAGACCGTTTGACGTTGATCTGACCGCTCTAGCGCCGAAAAAACCGCCATGGTGCAAGCCATGGTCGCCCACCTGCAGGGCGTTCTTGCCACTGCGTAACCTGCAACCGGATTCCGCAATGGTGTCCGATTGCACCATCTAACGCCTGAGTTCACCGGCTGCGAAGCAGTCCGGTGCGACGAATGGTTAGACAAAGGACTGATATGGAAGAGAAAACAAACCCAATAGGGGTTCTGTCGTGGAGCTTAGACGTTGAATGCCCGTGCTGCAAAGAAGATTTTGACGCTGCAGCGCAAGACGCCGACATGGATTACACGATTGCGAAAAAGATTTTTAACAACCAGTGGGACGGTGTTGCTGGATGCGAACTCACATGCCCAAGTTGCTCGCACAAGTTTCAAATTGGCGGTGTCGAGTATTGACGGCTAACGCCTGAGTTAAGCCGCGCCGAAGGCGTCGGCTTGAATGAATTGTTATGCGGCGCGCCGCGAGGAGTGAATATGAAACGGTTTTTCTCATACGGCGATCAGAACGAATTTGAACTCCACGACACCTTGGCCGAAGCGAAAGCTTCCGCCGAAAAGGCGTTTGAGTATTGCAGCGACGAAGCGAGAAGCGAGGGTTGGTCGGAGTCGGTGGACGAAATCTGCTACGGCGAACTGCGTGGTCATGTTGTCGAATTGTTGCGTGAGCCGTGGGACACAAACAAGCACGGCGCTGCGCCCGAGGAAGGCTGCGATCATGTGGAATACACGCTGCAAGACTTGCCGCCTAACGCCTGAGATAACCGGCTGGCTTGCCAGTCCGGTTAATTGACGGGTTAGGCCGATATGAGAAAGAACCAAAAATGATTGCTGCACTGTACGTGGAAACAGATGGCGCTTACTTTGGCCTTGACGGAGTTGACCCGTGGGACGAGGCAAAGGATGCAAGACGCTACACCGGGCCGCTGCCGGTGGTGGCGCACCCGCCGTGCCAACGATGGGGCCGCTACTGGCATGGCGCACCGAACAAGCCGAACCAATACAACCTTGGCGAAGACGGCGGCTGTTTTGCTGCGGCGCTGACTGCGGTACGGAACCACGGCGGGGTGATTGAGCACCCCGCGCACAGCCACGCCTGGAAATGGCACGGCATCGCAACGCCACCGAATACGGGCGGATGGGTGAAGGCTGACGAGTTCGGCGGATGGACTTGCCACGTTGAGCAAGGGCACTACGGCCACATGAGCCGGAAGGCGACCTGGCTCTATGCGGTTGGAGCGGAGCTGCCGGAATTGAAGTGGGGGCCAAGCAAGCAGCGGATTCACCCTGTGGCGTTGGCAAAGCACGGCTACGAGAAGGCCCGCCGCATTGGGATGATGGCAATGATTGGCGGCAAGGACAAGACGCGGATTCGGAACGCCACGCCGCCAGAGTTCCGTGACTTGCTGCTGGCGATGGCCAGGAGCGCAAACAAGGCACCTAACGCCAATTAGGCGGCACCCCGATGCCGCCTAATCCACACACCGCCCAAGCAAAAGCGCTTAGGCAGACCAAACCAGCCCGCCCTAGCGGGCTTTTTTTTTACCCAGCATCTATGACATCACGCCCACTTTGCCAACCTATTCTCAGCCCCAAAGAGCGGCTGGCCGCCGAGCGCGAACGCAACCGACGTTTCTGGGAGGGAAAAGCCTACACCCCGCAGCGCATGCGCATCACAAACGCCACCATGCCGCAAGATGAGCCGTGGGCACTCTTCACGCCACCCGCCCGCGAAGATGGTGAACACCACCGCCGCCACCCGAGCCGCTTTGGGGAGCGCAGCGTGTATCTGCACGAATGGGGGGCTGGCAGTGCTTAAACATTCAAAAAGGCACGATTGGACGGAAGAGCAAGATAAATATCTTGCAGATCACAATGCATGCCAAACCATCGAAGAGATGGGCCAGGCCCTGGGCATAAGCAGAGGGCGCGTGAAATACCGCCTTGACAAGCTGGGAATCGAAAAAAAGCGCATGAATGTGCCACATGAAGATCAAAAAATCCCCGCGCCAGACAAGAACGCCACCCAGTGGGTGGGCGGCCGGTACTGGCAGCTGCCGCCAAAGCTGACCTGGCACAAAGGCTTCACCGGGCGACTTATCCACAGGAGCGCGACGGCGAGAGATTTGGAGGTCGATCAATGAAGAAGCGCAAACCAACCCGCCGCGCCAGCACCCACTACGGCCCTTGGCACGTCATGCTGGCCAGCCCCGACAAGCCCATGCAGCCCAGCCGCTACCGGCACCAACTGACGCGTATGCACCTGGCCCTGGCCAACATCACCAAGGGCGAAAGCCCAACGGACGATGACTGGCGGCTAATTGCAGATGCAATCAACCTGGTCGAAACGCTAGTGCTGCAAAAAGTCGCGCAAGACGAAAGCGGCCTGCTGCACGACGCTATCACCGCCATGGCCGAAGCCTTTTACCGCGCCGACCAGGACAGCGCCCGCATGCGCCTGACAGGCCCCGGCCTGGCCGCCATCCGCGCCGTGCTGTCCGACTGGGGTGCGTGCCTTGAGCAACTGCCAGAGCGCACCGTTATTGAAGCGCACATTGCCACTGACCGACGCATTGCCGAAAAGCTGCGCCGTCACAGCCTTGGCAACAGCAGCGCGGTCGTCACACGGTTTGAGGTGCAAGCATGACAAGCCACCTGCTCTACGACATCGCCCGCTGCCCAGGCGTGCCGCACGAACCCGGCGAGCGCCCCGGCTGGCGCGAAGGGTGCGAAACATGCCTGCGCCGCACAGCGCCGGGGGAACCGCACCAGCAAATATGGATGGAGCCGCCCGCCATCATCGCGTTTTGGTGCGAGCACCTGATCGAGCCGGGAGGTCATGAAACCCTACGGCCTGAAGAAACAACCACCCGCTAATGAGCGGGTTTTTTATTTAAAGGGTCAAAAACATGAAGGCTTGGACTGATTACCCGTTTACTCAATTGCAAGATGAGGCCGGGAAAAATGCGCCCGTGCGCGAAATCGAAGTGCTGTCCTACGACGGGGACAAGTATTGCAGGGTGCGCGTCTGTGGGCATGAGGATGAAATCAAGGCAGGTTACATCTATCAGCGCGAGGGACGATTTGGTGAAGTTCCACAACTCACACGTGAGCATCTGGCAAAACTAAATCATCACGCCCGCCAATGAGCGGGGTTTTTATTCATGGAGATGCACCGGAATGAACAAGATCGAATTTGGCGACTGCCGCGACACCATGCGCCGCTGGGACGCAGAAGGCGTGCGCGTGCAAACCTGCGTCACCAGTCCGCCCTACTATGGACTGCGCGATTACGGCGTGATCGGCCAGATTGGCCTGGAGCAAACACCAGAGCAATACGTGGCCGCCATGGTTGAAGTCTTCCGCTGCGTGCGCGACGTGCTGGCGGACGATGGCACGTTATGGGTGAACATTGGGGATAGCTATGCGGCGAACGGGCGTAGCGGGTTGAACACAGGATGGGCAAAGCGGGCCAAGGAATACGCAGGCGGCGGCCACCGCGCAGAGCCGTCCCGCCATCGCGGCGAAAAGCGCGTTCCTGAAGGACTTAAGCCCAAAGACCTGATCGGAATACCATGGATGCTCGCCTTCGCACTGCGCGCGGATGGCTGGTATCTGCGCCAGGACATCATCTGGCACAAGCCTAACCCTAAGCCAGAGAGCGTGCGCGACCGCTGCACCAAGGCGCATGA